CGTCCCGGCGAGCTGCCCGCCGTTGTGGCTGAGGACCGCCAGGGGGGTTTGTGCCATCAGCGACGACCGCATGCGCATCCCGAGCCCGAACACGTCCCTCGGCTCGAACAGCAGGCCGCCGTCGGCGTCCGCGCAAGACTGCAACAGGTTCAACAGGGTGTCGGACCCTTGCGGGCCCATGGGGTTGGTCGCGTTCGGGTCGCCGACGGTGCGGGGGGTGATGCCCTCCTCCTGGCACAACCGAACGAACCGGGTTCCGGCTGGTTCCCCGGCGTTGCCGCTCAGCGCATCTTGCTGGGGCGGAACCCCGGCGCTGCTCACCGGGGGGGCGACGCCCGGGGAGAACACGGCGAGGTGCCCGAACGCGGTGTCGGTGATGTTCGCGGTCGTGTTGACCTGGATGGCGGTGACCTTGCCGAGGGTGCGCGTCCCGGACGTCACCAGGTTGGCGCCGAACGGAGTGGCGGCCGTCCCGACCCCAAAGCCGGTCTTGATGACGGCCCCGCTCTGCTGCAACGTCACCCCCACGACGCACACCTCACCGTTGGTGACCAGTTGCGTGTTCAGGGTCGGATCCATGAGCTGCGTGCCGGTCTGTACGTCCCACGCGCCCAGCTCCAGCACCGGCCCCGTGGTGTTCCAGATGACGTCCCAGCGGGTGCCGCTGCTGCCGGAGGTGAAGAACCGCGCCACGACGGCGCCGTTCGGCATGCCACCAGGGCCGACGGCCATCACCCAGGCGACCGTCAGCGACGTCCCGGTGTAGGCGGGAAGCTGCGCGTACCAGCTGCTGCTGTTGAGCTGCGGCAGCGGCGCCGACCCGCCCACCCGGGAATCGGACGAAAGTGACGGCGCCCCGGTGAACAGCATCGCCGTGCCGCCGGTCGCCGACACCAGCGAGGTGGACCCGGTCGCGTCCTCACACGGCCAATACGCGATCGCGCCCGGCTTGAAACGGGACGTCGACCGGTAGATCGGCGACGGGGCCGACGCGGTGCCCTGCCCGAGGCGGCGCAGGATCCCCGCCCCCTCGATCGGCGTCCACACATCGGTGCCGGACACGTCCCATTTGGGCGGGAATGACGACACCTCGCCGTGCATTCGGTACCGGCGGTCGGTGATCTCCGTGCTGCCGTTCAGTGTCCAGGTGTTGCCCGCCGCGTCCGCGAACGAGGTCGCGCCGAGCGTCTGGGCGGTGAAGTCCGGGTTGGCGACCGCCGCCCCGCCGATGCCGTTGAGCAGCTGGAACGCGTTGATCCTCCCCGCCATGATCGAGGTGTTGCCGGGGCGCGGCTGCCCCGTCTCGCCCAGCACGATCGGCGCCGTCCCGCCAAAGACCGAGGTGGCGCCGGCGACGATCGGCGCCCCGAGCTGCGTCCAGCTCCCCGAGATGGTCGGCGCCGTCCAGAACGTGATCGTCCCGGTCGCGACCGCCAGCGTCACACGCAGGGCGAGCCGGGTGCCCGGCTGCGCAGAGACCGGCACGGTGGCCGAGTAGGCGGTGTCGGCCGTCCCGTTCGCCGACCACGCGAACCGGGGCACATTGGACCCGAACATGTACAGGATCCAGCTGTTGGACGCCCCGGAGGTCACATACCGCTGCGCGAGCGTCTGATACTGCGCCCAGTTTTCGAGGGTGACGTCGACGCGGATGTCGATGTCACCGGTGATATGGAACCCTGCCGCGTCCGGCGTCGAGACGTTGTCGAGCCCGTACCGGCCGGGAACCCGCAGGCCCTTGGTGCCGTCGCCGGGGGTGCTGACCCGCAGCGGCGTGTTACGGCCGATCTGCCCGTAGTACGGCGAGTTGGGGTTGCGGGGGGAGTAGCGGCCGTCCCTGTTGTTGAACGCCATCGTGGCGGTGGAGGCCTCGACGGACGACTGCTCGTCGGCCCGCCCCCGGTGAATGGCGATCTTGTCGTTGCCGCGCACCCCGGTGGGTGAGCCCTGCACCTGAACCCAGCTCCCGCCGAGCTGCAGCTCCACGCGGGCGTCCAGGGGCGACGTCGGGAAGACCATGTCAGCGCTTCCCCAAGACGACCTGGACGTTGCCGCCCCTGACCCGGATGCCGTGGCGGAGGATCTGGATCAGCGCCCTCTCCAGGTCGGAGCTGCCCTGCGGGAACACGAAATCGATCTCGACCTTCGACGTGCCGCCGTAGTGGTGGCTGGTGCGCCGGTGATGGTGCGTGGTCCGGTGATGCGTCGTCCTGTGGTGGTGGGTGGTGCGGTGATGGGTGGTGCGGTGGTGGTGCGGGCGGTGGTGGGTGAGGTGCCGTGAGGTGCCCGCGCTCAGCGCGGAACCGGCAGTCGACGCCACCGACGACCCCATGGCCGCCAGGGTCTCCGACACGTGCACCAGCCCGCCGCGCCCCTGGAACGCCCTGCCGATCGCGTTCTCGGGATTCGCGTTGATGCGCATCGGGCCCGGCATGCCGGCGTGGACGGCCTTGGCGACCTTCCCGATCGCAGCCGAGGCGGCCCAGCTGCTGTCAGCGATCCCGTCGGACAGCAAATTTACGATCGACTTGCCGGACAGGTACGGGTCGCCGGACCCCGACAACGGGCCCTCTTTGGCGGGCGAGAACGGTAGGAAACCCTTGATCTTGTTGACGATGCCGTGCACGGTGTCGCCGACCGCGCCGATCATCGACTTAATACCGTTGATCAGGCCCTTAATGATGTTCTTTCCCGCGTCATAAAGGAGCGTCCCGAAGCCCTTTGCCAGATCGGTGATGATTTTTAGGGCCCCGTGAATGGCGTCCCCGGCCAATTTCTTTAGGTCGCCCCAGACCTTTCCCCAGCGCCCGTGGATGATGTCTAGAACGAGGTGGATGACGTTCTCGATGTTGTGGACCATCATGGAAACGAAATCCCGGATGTACGTCCACACGATCTTGATCGCGTCCCAGACGATGCCCCACACGACCCGCCAGTAAGAGACCAGCTGGGTTAGCACGACCTTGAGCACATTCCAAATCACGGTCAGTTCGACGCCTATTACCGTGGACACGTATTTCCAGACGGCTTTGACGTCGGTCATGACCTCCTTGCCGTTCTCCTTCCACCATTTCGTGATGGATTTAAGGATCTTCTCAAGTTCCTTGGCCGCGCCGGAGATGAAACCCTTGGTCGCCTTCTCGACGGCCTTGAAAGCCGTGCCCCAGGCCTGCGAAATGGCCTTACCGACCGCCTGAACCCCGTGCCGGAAGCCTTCAAAATGCTTGTAGGCGTACATCACCCCGGCCACGAGCAGCCCCACAGCGGCCACCACAGCCAGGACCGGCCACGTCGCCGCAATAGTGGCAGCAGCAGCCGAGATCATCGACACGGTGTAGGCGCCGATGGCCACCAGCAGAATCCCGCCGAACACGCCCGCCAGGACCTTGAGGACGCCCGTGTGCTTGGATAGCCAGCCCATCGAGTTCGACAGCACCGGAATCAGGCCCATGCCCATCTGGGTGACCCACGCCTTGACCTTGTCGACCACCTGACCGACCTGGAACGCGAACGTCTTCTGGATCTCGGAGAAACCCCTCACGTTGCCCTGCGAGTCAACAGAGGATTTGGCCATGTCCTTGATGGTGGCGGAGGTCGCCTTGAAATTCGCGCCCACGGTGGCGAGCGCCGCGTTCGCGCCCGGCGCGGTACCCATGAGCCGCTTCAACGCCGCCGCGAATTCCGGCGTGCCCTCCTTGCCCGCCTTGGACGCCATCTGCGATAGATACTGCATGGCATCGGTGAGCCCATTCGCGCCGTGCAGCTTCTTCTTCAGCTCGTCCGCCGACACCCCGAACTCGGTGAAGGCCTTCTTCATCGGATTGGTCGGAACGAGCAGGCTCCGCAGTGCCTGAGCGAGGTTCTGTGACGCGCGCTGCGCCGTGAACCCGTGATTGGTCATATTGGCCAGCGCTGCCGCCAAGTCATTGAATGAGATACCGGCCGCGCTGCCAGCGGGGATGATGTTCGCGAACGCGGCCGAGAAATCCTGAAGATTCGTCTTTCCGTGCGATATCGCGGTGACCATCTTCGAGGTGATGTCGCCAGCGGCCGACGCCTTCAGGTGGTAGTCGACCAGCACATCGGTGAGTGCCTTCGTCACCGTGGTGACGTCCGCGTTCTCCGCCTTCGCGCCCTGGGCGGCGGCCTTCATCACCGTCAGACCGTCCGCGGCGTGGAAACCGGCGGACTCCGCGTAGTACATGGCCTTGGCCAGCTCCTGCGCGCCGGTGGCGGTGTCACCGACATCTTCAGCAGCCCGTCGGAGACCTGCTTGATCGGCCCGGTGAGCCGGTCATGGATGACGTGCCCGGTCTCGCCCGCCGAGGTGGTCAGCCGCACCATCGACGACTGCCATGCGACGCCCATCTTGACGGACTCGACACCGACGGCCGCCCCGCCCACCACCAGGCCCTCCAGGGCGGTCTTCCCGACCCCGCGCAGCTTCTCCATGCCCGCGGCCATCGCCCCGGAGGCCTTGGACGACACGGCGGCGGCGGCGGCCTGCGCTTCGCCGGCCTTCGCGGAGCTGCCGGCCTGTGCGATCTGCGCCCGCTCGTTGGCCCGGGTTGCCCGCGTGGACAGGTCCGTCGCCTTGACCTGGTCGGCGGACGCCCGCGCCTCGGTTTTCTTGGCGTCGGCCGCGGCGAGCTCGGCTTTCGCGAGCTTGTCGACGGCGTCGGCTTCGAGCTTGTCGGCGTCGGCGGCGGTGATCGCGCCCTTGGCGAGCTGGTCGGCGGCGTCGTTGGCGAGCTTCTCGGCGTCGGCCGCGGCGAGGTTGGCCTTCGCCAGCGTGTCCGCCGCGGCGGCGGCGGCTTTCTGGGAGGCGGCGGCCTGTTCGCTGGCGGTCGCCGCACGCGACATGGCCCGCTGCGCGTTGTCGCCCGCCGTCGCCGCGGCCAGCCCAGCCCGGCGCATGGCCATGGCCATCTCGTCGGCTTTGACCTTGAGCAGGTCGGTGTCGGTGCGGGCCCCGGCGAAAGCGGCTTTGGCCAGGTTCTTGCCCGTCACGAGGATTTCGATCTCGTTAGCCAAAGGGTTCCGCCTCCTCTCCGCTCCCGTATCCGGTCTCGTCGTCGGGTTTGCCCCGCTCTACGATCCGCACCATTCGCAGCAACTCGATGTCCTCGCCCATCAATTGCGACGGCAAGCAGCCGAACCGTTCGCACAAACCGACGATCAGTTCGGCGCGTGCTAGTTCACCAGGCTTCCGTGCAACACCTCCATCGGCATCGATGCCATCAGGGCACTCTCGCCAGGCGTCGATCCGCTCTCCAAAGGGGCCGGAACGTCACCTACCGCTTCGATCCACGCGTTGACGATCTTCATGACGAACGCGAATTCCAGGGTCTTCAGCCCGTCGAAGTCCGGTACCAGCTGCTGCCCGGTGCGGTCGTCGTCGATGTTCCACGACACCAGGACCGTCGCGAACGTCTCCAGGAGGTTCCGGATGGCCGCGCCGCCGTTTTCCTCGGCGTTGTCACTGAGGTCGGTGATGGCCAGGAATTCCTCGGTGGACGCGGACCGGGCGCGGACGGTGAGGCCCTCGTATTCGGGCTCGGTGAACACGAGTTTGTAGATGGTGCGGGGGGCCTTGAATCCCATGGGTTTGCCTCAGCTCCAGGTCGGGACGACGCCGTTGGACAGGACACCCGGAACCGCAAAGGTGAAGTCACCGTTGGCCGCCCTGGTCAGCGTGTAGTCGGTGAACAGCACGGTCGGGGCCAGCGTCTTCGCGGCGACGACCATGGTCACCAGCCGCGCCACGGAGGTGCTGGGAATGGTCTTGAACACGTCGTGTTCGGCGTTCGCGGCCGGGTTGAACACGCCGTTCAGGGTGAGCGTGAAGTCGGCGAGGAGAAGAATGCGCTCGTACGCACTCTTGTCGATGCCGGTGACGTCCTGGACGCCGCGCGGGGTCGCGAATGCGATGTTCGTGAAGTCATTCTTGATGGCCTGCTGCGTGTTGGTGGAATCGTCCACCGATAGCGTTGTCCAACCTAGGCCGGATGTCTTTGCCAAAGGATTCAGCCCCTCTCGATTTTGTCTACTGCTTCGGTAAGCGCCGAATACACCGAGTTGCCGGGGAGGTATTCGACTTTCATCGCAACCAGCGGATCATTGGCCTTGATGTCGATGACGATCCGCGTGATGCGGTTGGGGTCGTTGGGGCCGATGGCACCGGCCCGTACGAGGGCGTCGAGGAACTTCTGCCGGTCCCCGAGGTTGATGGCCATGCGTCAGCCCTCCTCGATCTGGTCGCTGATCCGCTGCTGGTGCTCGGCGAAGTCCTCGGTCCAGAACTCCGCAGCGGTGTGCTCGTACGGCCGCTGACCGGTCGGATTCCCGCGCCAGTCACCGAACCGGCGAAAGAACCGCTCGGGCTTGTCCAGGCGCACCTGGTGCTCGGCGGCCTTGAAGCAGCGCTGGCCGGGTTCGAAGGTGAACGCGGTCAGGCCTTCGGGGGTGCGCTCTTCGACGTGCCGGCGGCTCTTGTCGTGCCGGATGTAGTGCGCCTGGCGCTGCCCGAGCTCGGTGGCCTCGTCGAAGGTGGACCGGAACCCGTTCAGGTACGCCGCGCAGTCCACCTCTTCGCAGGTGGCGGGCCGCCAGTGCGTGGATCTCGGGGCGATGATCTGGTACGTCTGGTACGCGGCGGCGCCCATCCGCGGGGGGATCCGCTGCCCGTCAGGGCTTGGCATGGTCATCTGGGCCGCCTCTCATGCGCGCGGCGGACCACGTCGAGGATGTGCTGGTCGGGCGGTGCCAGGTTCAGCTTCAGCTCGATCGTGCCGGGTGTGAACTTCAGCCAGCCCGGGGGCGCGGCGTCCGGCGCTTCGAGGGCATCGAGGGCATCGAGAGCTTCCATTGCCTTGCGTCGTCGCAGCGCGGGCACGCCCGTGTCACAGCACGCCTCACGCGGCCACCTGTCGGTCGGCGGGTCGAGCTGGTCGCCGTGGTACAGGCAGGTCTCGGGGAGCTGCTCCAGTGCGGCGCGGATCGTTGAAAGGTCCACTAGAAGGTCACCGCCGTCAGGTTGCGCGTGTTCTGCACGGCGAACGCCAAGCTGGTGAAGCCACCCGTAGTGACGGTGACGGCCCGCACGTACTGGCGCAGGGTTCCGGCCGCCGCGATGCGCTGCGACTGCGGCGTCACCGCCGTGATCTGCGCGAACGCCATGCCCGCGACGTCGGCGAACGTGACGTTGTCGGCGCTGTCCTGGATCTTCACCGTGGCGTCGGTGCCGGTGAACCCGAACACCTGCAGGTAGGCCTGCGCCCCGAAGCCCGTCGAGTACTGCCATGACCAGGTGGGTGCGACGGTGTACGTCATGGAGATCGTCTGGCCGGGCAGTACCGGGTACGTGCCGGCCCCGGCGCCCACGGTGGCGCCGTTGACGCTGACGTTCGTCATCGTCCCGCCGGTGATCACGACCTGCACCGGGTAACCGCTGGTGTTGGTGACCGGCGTGGCCGAGGCCGGGACGGCTGGCGTGGTCAGGCTTGGCGCGCTGTTGAACGCGACCCCGTTCGTCGCCACGGTGTCGGTGCGGATCCCGGGGGTGAGCTGGTCGCCCCACTCCAACCCGAACCCGTCGCCGACCGTCGCGACCGCGAACGTGAGGTCACCGGCCGCCGAACGGGTGCCGTCGTAGTTCAACTGCTTTCCCACCATCGACGCGGCCGGGGATCCGATCGCCGGGGTGTGGAAGTAGGAGGCGACCTGGTCGCCGAGCGGCAGCGCGGACAGCACCGGGTGCGCCCGGCCGGTCGACGGGTTGAAGAACGGCACGAAATCGATACCGCCGTCACGGCGGCCGCCGATCCGCTCATAGCCGGAAACGTTGATCCCGGTCACGTCGAACGTGGCGATGCTGCCGCTGATCTTCCCGACGCTGCCGACGTCGTTGGACAGGTCGTACCCGCCGAAGTAGAAATTGGCGCCCAATCCGCCTTGCTTGGCCATTCATCCCTCCTCAGGGGGTCTGCGTCCACACGTCGTTCACGATGAGCGGGAGAGTGATGGTCATGACGCGCATCAGCTTCCCGTCCTGGTTGATGTAGCCCGCACGGGCGGACAGGCCCGGCCCGTTCGCGCCGAACACGTCCACCTCGCGGATCAGGCCGTTCAACGTGAACGCCCCGTTGTACGCGGCCATCAGCTGGTCAACGGCGTCAACGATCTTCGGGTCGATCGCATCCAGGGGCGGCGCCGTCATGGAGGTGTAGAGCCGGATATTGAAGACCAACCGGCTCCCGGTCAGCGCCAGACCGGCCGAGATCGAATCCACGGCATCCGCCCACACCGCCGCCGTCAGACCGCTCGCCCCACCCGTGGGTGCGCTCTTCGGTTCGTGCCCGTTCACCGTGTCGAACAGGCCCAGCGACGACGCGTGAGAGGTCACCTGGTCGAGGACGGCGGCTACACCAAGGCCGGCCATTACAGCTGCCCCAAGTACTTCTGCAAGATGGGCTCGCAGATGGCGCGGCGCTCGTTCTTGACCGTTTCCATGGCGCGCCGGAAGCTGCTGTACCCCTTGAATCGGGTGGTCTGGTTCCTGCTGCCCGTGCCTTCCAGCCAGGGCCCGTAGATGACGCCGTTGTCGTTGACGACCACGTCCACGGCGTTGACGACCACCTGGATTTGCGTCTGGTAGTACGGGGTCGAATGCACGATGGAGGCGGCCAGGTTCTGCTGCACGAGCTCGTAGGCGCGGTCCGCGAGCGCCAGCTCCGCTTCGGCCATGTAGACGCGCAGGGTGATGTCTTCGAGGCCGGTGAACAGCGGCCCGTTCGCCACGAACGTCAGCTCGCTCATATGACCCTGCTTCGGGCCTTGCGGCCGAACGCCTGGATGCAGTCCTCTTGGATCTGGCCGATGCCGCGCCCGGTGAACTCCTTCTGGTGGTCGCCGGAGCCTTGGACGCGGGCGTACCCGGCGCCTTCCTGCAGCACCTGGTTGATGGCCAGGGCCAGGGCGAGATCCTTGACCAGGCCTGGTATCTGGTGGCGGAGGATCGGCGCGGCGTTCAGGTGGGTGGCCGCCGTGGTGCCGAGGACGCCGCGCTCCACGACCAGTTGCCGGGGCGCGTAGATGGTGGACCCGTTGTGCGCGGCCAGCACGGACCCGTCGTACGCCCGCTTGACGGTCAGGTTGTTGCCGATGATGTCGAGGACCAGCATCCGCTCGGTGTCCAGGGTGAGGGTCTCGTCGATCGCGTACGCCGAGCCGTTGGTGACGGCGACCTGGTCGTTCGCGGCCGACGCCGACAGGGGGGTCTGCAGGGTCTGCCCCGTCGTCACCATGGTTTTGCCGGTGACGTTCATGCGCTCGGTATCGATGAGCAGGCTGTTGCCGACGCCGGTCTGTGAGGAGTCCGACACCTGGATGGTGGTGGCCGTCGCCGAGTTCACCGCGGCGGTGAGCGTGCCGGCCGGGGCGGTGTCGGCCCCGTACGCCCATAGGCCGGTGATGGCGGTGTCGCGTTGCGGTGTGGACGACCCGCCGAATGCGTAGCTCTGGTCCCGCTTCAACTCCAGGTAGGTGAACGGCGGCCCCGAGTTGGCCGGTTCGAAGTTGCACGCCGACAGGGGGATCGTCTTCCCGCCGGAGGTCACGGAAGTGGGGATCGCGGCGAGGTCGAGCGCCCAGTCGCCGAACCAGATCCGCCACGGGTAGGAGTACTGGAGCGACGGCCAGTCGAAGTACTTCGTGGCCAGGACGGGGAAGAACTTGCGGTGCAGCAGACCCTCAACGTTGCGCGTCGCGGACTCAAGCGCCCGGTCGACCTGGAGATTGTTCCTGGCCGTCTCGGCCTGGTCCAGGCCGCGCTTGACGTCCTCACGCGTGGCTAGCCACCCGCTGCTCACTGTTCTTCACCCCCTCCTGGTCCCTTGCTTTCTTGGCCGACAGCCCGAGGGCTGTGGGATTGGGTCGTATGAAGTTGTTGGCCTCGCGGGGCCCATGTCCCGATCCCGGTCGGGCGGTGCCCCGCGAGGAGCTCGGTCAGGCGGGCACCTCAGGGGGGTCCGCTGTAGGAGCCGGGGCCTTCGCTGACGCCGTCGAAGAGGCCCGCCGGCGGCTCCGGCCTGACCCAGTCGCGGGGCCACTGCCAGCCGTCGAACCGGCAGAAGAGGATTCCGGGCTGGGAGGGGGGTCCTGGGGCGAGGGGTTCTCCGTCGTTGGGGCAGGCGGTGGGGGGCCCGATGACGTTGGGGTCCTGCTCCCATTCGAGTCGGGCTGTTTTGCGGATGTCGAGGAGCTGATACCAGGAGATACGTCCTCACTCCCCTCGGGCGGTACGGGTACGGCGTCGCTGGGTCCGCCGTGGACGGTCACGTTCGGCATCTCCGGCATAGCTCCCTCTTCCTCGTATTCGGCCCCGCGGCACTGCGGGCAGCAGGGAGCGCCCACCGAGTAGGCGCTCCCGCAGCCACGGCAGAACCACAACACGTCAGGCCGCCACGACCTGCGCGCCGTTGTCCCACGGGATGTAGGCCATGGTCCACGCGACCTGGCCGGTGACCGTGGCCGTGGTCTGCTGGTTGATGACGCCGACGTCGAGCAGCCACGCCGACGTCATCACGTCCTGCACACCGCTGCCGGTGGCCAGGTCGGTGACCAGCGCGGACGCCGCCGACGACGGCAGGCTGAGGTGCACCCCGACGGGGGCGGCGAGGATGCTGCCGCCCGTGCACAACGCCAGGGAGCTGCCCGCCGACGCGACCGCGTTGACCGACAGCGAGCACGCCAGGTTCTGGACCGCCGTCGTCACCTGGCCGATGAGGGCAACCAGCAGGATCCGGCCGCCGGAGATGGTGAAGATGTTGCCGGCCGCGGTGGCCGGCAGGCCGGCCGCGGCGCGGCTCACCTGGATGCCGAGCGCGATCGTGCGGACGTCGGCGTTCTTGATCAGGGTCGTCACGACTACGCCCCCAGCACTTCGAGGTTGACGGCCCGCCGCTGCGCCACGAGGTCGTGCAGGATGACCGTGACCAGCCCCGCCGCGGACGCCGTCACCTTCACGTACGCGTTCGGGGCCGGGATCTGGCTGGTGAGGATCTCGAACAGCGACGTGTACGCCGACGCCTGCACGACGGTGTTCGCGGCCGTCTGGGCCACGCGGGTCCAGGCGTGGGTGCCGTTGGTGTCGGCCCGCTGGTAGTAGTGGTTGATGAGGGCGCCCGGGCTGACGTAGGCGCCGCCGAACGTCGGCGAGACGGTGATCGTGAAGGTGTCGGCGCCGGTGCACAGAATCGACGCTGCGGACGCGCCGCGCAGCTTGAACGCCTGCCCCGACGCGATGGGGATGAAATCGACGTCGCGGCCGAGGCCTTCCATTCCTGCCATGACTGTCTCCTGTCTTCGAGTCGGTTACGGGCGGGCGGCGAGCTGGACGACCGGGGACAGCTGCGGGCCGCCGTTGGCGGGGGTGATCGCGGACTGCAACCACGGCTTGCCGTCCACGCGCTCGATCACGCGGTACGCGGTGAGGTCCTGGCCGAACTTGTACTCGGCCGAGGAGCTGACCTGCATGGACATGCGGTCGCCGACGAGGTAGTAGGAGGGGTCGATGAACGAGATGTCGCCGGTAGAGCCGAGCGTCGGCACCTTCTCCGTGAAGTACACCGGGCGTCCGAGGATGGTCACCGGGGGCGTGTCCATGCCGCCCTGGCCGCCCGCGTAGCTGCCGATCCACACCGGGCCGCCGCCGGTGCCGACCGACAGGGCCATGGTCGCCAGCTGCGGAAAGACGCTGATGTCGGCGATCCAGATGGCGCGGGCGAGGGAGCCCGGCAGCATCTGGGCGTACATCTTGACGATGTTCTCCCAGAGCAGCGTCTTGGACGGCTGCCCAGCCTCGGCGGCGACGGTGACAGAGCACGGCGCCCCGACGTAGCCGAGCGGCTGCCCGACACCGGAACCGGTAAGGAACGCCAGGTCCTCGAACCAGCTGATGGCCTTCGGGAACGTGGAGTCGAAGAACCCGGCGAACGCGGGGGCGTCCTGCAGCAACTCGTTCGGCACCTCGGCGTAGGCGACGAGCTTGCGGGCGTCCAGGACGACGCGGCCGAAGCTCGCCGAGGACGCCTGAAGGGATGCCGCCTCCTCCGTCCAGTACGCGGTGACACCACCCAGGACCGAACCGACGTGCGTGGTGTCGTCGATGACGGGGACCGGAACCCGCAGGCTCGACATCGGGATGACGGTGGCGCGGGGCCGCATGACCGCCGACTCCAGCGCGACCTGAAGGATCTCGTCCCGCAGAATTTCGGGGATCAGGAATCCGCCGTCGGCCGGGACCTCGGACCCGTAGGCGTTCTGGATCTCCGACAACCTGGCGAGCTTCGGAGCGAGGTTTGAGGTGAAGTCGCCGAAGCTGGATGCCTTGTGCCACGTCGCCCGCAGGAACTCGGCGGCGTCGGCGAACACCCCGTCGGCCTTCACGCCCAGCGCGTTGCGGTTGTAGAGGCTGTTGCGCGCCCCTCCCGGTAGGCCCTGCACGTACGGGCGCCGGTTGTGGGCGGGGCCGTCGGCGAACGACACGGGCGGCTTGGCGGCCGACCCGGAGTCCCGCAGGAACTCGGCCAGGACGAGCTGCATCTGCTCGCGGGCTTCGGCTTCGATCTCGCCCTTGTCGGCCTTGCGGAGCGCTGAGGCGTAGCCGTTGATGAACTCCCCGAACTTGTCCTTGGAGTCCCACAGCTCCTTGACCTTGGCCTTGTCCTCCAGGAACTCGTTCAGCGCGGCCGGGGAGTCCGGGATCGTGATCGTCACTTGGTCGCCTCCTCGGCGGGTTGAAGCCACGCCGGGGGTGGCGCGGTGTCGTCGTTGAGCCAGGCCGGGAGCGGCGCGGCGTGATCGTCTGGGGCCGGTACGGGCGGCTGAGGGGCAGCCGGCACGGGGGCGGGCGGTACGGGTACGGACTGCTCCGGCGCCTTGGGCGCGGGTTGCGGCAGCTCGGGCGCGTTCGCGAACACCGACAAGTCGAACTTCGCCGCCGCGGCGAGCGCCTCAGCGTCGGGGCGGTCCGACACCCGGTCAGCGAGACCCGCGGCGACCGCCTCATCCGCCGTGTACCAGGTCGTCGCGCGCATAGTGTCGCGCCACCCGTCCGCCTGCCCGCTGTGCCGGGCGTAGATGCTGGCCAGGTTGTCGGAGACCTTGTCGAGCATGTCGGCGTACTCGCGGAGCTCAGCAGCGTTGCCGCCGCCGTAGCCGTGCGCGTCGTGGATCATCATCATCGCGCCCGGCGCGATCTCGCGGATGGTCCCGGCCTGGGCGATGAAGCTGGCGGCGGAGGCGGCCAGGCCGTCCACGATGGTGGTGACGGCGCCCTGGCGCGCGGCGAGGCTGTTGTAGATCGCCAACCCATCGAAAACATCGCCACCAGGGCTGTTGATGTGCACCTCGAGGTCGCCTTCGATGCCGGCCAGCGTGGCGACGAAATCAACCGCCGAGACGCCGCCGAACATCCACGAGCCGCCGATCTCGTCGTAGATGTCGACACGCGTCGGGCCGCCGGCGCTGTTGGTGACCCGGTACCAGCCAGCACCCTTGGGCTGGGCGAGCAAGTTGGAGATGCGGCGCACGGCCCGCTCGAACGCGTTCACCGCGCCACCTGCTGCCCGTTGCCGTTCACCGGCATGCCCGAGAGCGCCCCGGGCCCGGCCACGATGAGGCCCGACATCTGATCGCCCACCGACTTGATCAGCTGCGCCCAGTCGCGCACGTCATCGCGTGCGAGCAGCACCGACAGGGTGGTGGAGGCGGTGCGGACCGTCAGGACCATCCGCTGCCCCGCTGGCGTATCCATCAGCGCGGCCGACAACTGCGCCGGGGTCTCGCCGAGCAGGCCGTTGCCAGTGTCGAACGGGGGCGGCTGCGGGTTCGGTGTCGTCATGCCGACACCAGGGAGTTCCACGCGGCGAGCCGCATCTGCATGAGGGCCTCCAGGGCGTCAGGGGCGGGTTCCGCATCGGGTGCGGGGGCGGGCGGGGCCGGAACCCACCCGGGCGGCAGCGCAGGCTCTTGCGACGCCTTCTCGACCACGCCCATGTCGGGCAGGCCCACGGTCTCGAGGACGTCGGCCGGGTCGTAGCCGGCGGCAACGAGCGCCGCCGCCGCCTCCGACTTGTTTTTGAGTTCGAGCGCGTCGCCCTCCCTATTGCCGGTGACGGGGTCATCGAAGTCCATTTCGACGCCCTCACCGGTGGAGCCGAAGAGCGGCAAATAGGAGCAGGCGAGGGTGTCTTTCCACCTGTCCAACCTGTCCATGATCAGGAACGACTCGAAATGCTCCTGCGCGGTCTCCGCGTTAGCGCGGTTGACGTCTTCGACGCTGCCCAGCATCGCCTTGTGCATCGCAAACGCCTCACGGATGACGTCCCTGCTGATGTTGCGGAGGTTCCCGAAATCCATGTCACGGATGGTGTGCGCGTTCGGCACCCAGGTGGCGCCCTGCTCCAGGACTGCGACGCGGTGCGCGGCGGCAACCCCCCGGTGCGTTTCCCGCCACCGGTTCGTCAGCTCATTCCATTCGTCATCCTGGAGCCTTTTATCAACCTGAATGACGCCGCCCGGGGTCGCCGAATTCAGGAAGAAATTCCTGTTCCAGGCGGCGCTGTATTTCGCGGCGTCGATGTCGATAAGGATGCTCTGAATGGGGCCGAGCCCGTGATAAGGATCGAACGGGTTCGGGTATTTGATCATGATCACGTCGTCGGGCATGAGCGGCACCAGCTCACCGCGGGGGCCCGTGTAGACGTAACCGGCCAGGTACTTCTCGCGGTCCGGGACCGGTTCCATGCGGTCGGGGCGGACCGTCCACAGCCCGAGCGGGAGGGATGAGCGCGGGTCGCGCTGGATGACCAGGTAGGCCTCGCCGGTCAAGTCCAAGTAGGTCTGGCTCAGCTCCCGCAGTGCGAACCCGCTCGTGAAGGGGTTGGGCTTCTTCCACACCGTCAGCGCCTGGTGCTTGATGACCTCGGTGCGCTGGTCGGAGCCTTTGTCGCCGGTGGTGTAGCGGCGGCGCCCGTCCACTGGTTGTTCCCGGTACATGCGCCATTGCTTCTTGGCGGTCTGCCGGGCCAGCATGCTGACGATGCTGAACACGGTGCCCGAGGCCCCGTAGGCGCGCATGTAGCCTTCGGGGTCGCTGTTGCCGCCGCCGGACAGGCTCGTCAGGGAGTGGCTGCCGCCGCCGGCGTAGGGGACGGGGCTGGCGGGGGCCTTGGCGAGGATCTTCCCTATCAGGCTGGGCATCAGACGGCCCGCAGGACGGAGATGTAGGCCCGCTTCGAGGACGATGATCTTCGTGTTGGGGTCCGGGATGACCGCGCGGATCCGGTTGCCGATCTCCTCGAACTCGACCTCGGTCAGGCGCTCGGGGTACTTGAGGACGAGGATGTCGCCGGGCCCGAGGGCCAGGCGTTCGACGTCGGTGACCGCGAGCAGCTCGGCGCCGGTCATTCGGCGCTCACCGACTGCTCGATGCGGTCCGCAGCTTCACGGAGCATCGCGACGAGGCCAGCGCGGAAGGCGATCATGTCGGCTTTGACCGTGATGGGAAGGACCGGATCGACGCCCGCGATTTGGCCGATGGTGAGTGTCGTGGGGATCTCGACCGTGCCGAGGTCCACTTCGGTACCAGCGAAGACCAGCAGGACCGGCACGGAGAGCGCGGCGCTCATTCGAGCTTCCAGTCCAGCAACAGCACTGTGACGCCCGTGACGACCCACCCGGCGATGGTGTGCGCATGGAACGCGCCGACATCCACGCAGGCCAACCCGGCGATGGTCAGGGCGCTGCCGGACAGGCGCTGCGCGACGGCCTTGGCGTGCGCGGCGGCCTGGCGTGCGGCCAGCGCGGCGATGCCGGGGACGCGGGGGCGCCTGCCTGGGATCGCACCGGTACTGATGGCCGCCATGCCGCAAATCGTACGCCCTAAAAGCGCAGATTCAACAGATCTTCCCGTTTACACGTGGTGAAACAGGAGAATCTTCGGTCCGCCCTTCCGCCGGTAGGATTCGATCACCGCCGACCACCACCCCGGAAGGGCTCCGCCGATCGCCGCCCCGACCCTCCTCGACCGGTTCGCGGGCCTGATCGATGAACCCGAACCCGCGCGCACCCTGCGCGGGATGCTCCTCGTGGTCGCCGAGCATGTGGAGCGGCACGGGCGGGACTGCCCGCAACGGGCGGCAGCTGTTGACCTGCTCGCCGAGGCGGCCGACCTCGGATGCCAGGCGGTCGGGACCTGAGCGGGGGCAGCGAAAAGCCCCGCCCACACGGGACGGGGCTCAACGCTCAGCAGCTACCGGGACTCAGCCCGCAGAGACCCACGGCCAATCGGCGGAGCGACCCCTCTCAAGCATCGACAGGACCCGGAACCCTGCATCGGTCAGCCCGCCGATCGCCACCCGCAGCCCGCTACCAGACGGCGCGTGACCGCGCTCGTAGCCGGCCAGATTGAACGTGACCAGCGGCGTGGTCTGCGGGATGACCCCGCCGACATCCTCGCCGCTCGCCTGCTCGTCGGTGAGGATCACCACCCGGGTGTGTCCAGCGAAGTGCTGGCGGAGAGCGGCGGCGGTATCGGTGCCGCCACCGAGGAAATACCCGCCGTCCTTCCACCGGTCGATGGACTTCAGCAGCGACTCGCCCCGCCGAAGCGGGAACTCCTTCGTCTTCACGCCCGGCGCGTCGTTGAAGTAGTACCGCGCGGAGGAGAACGACACCACGTCGGCCTGCTCGCACCGCTGCGCGAGGGAGATCCCGAACAGGGCCGCGGCGTCCCACCGCATCAGCGTCCCGTCCTTGGAGAACCCGGCGTTCATCGACGAGCTGGTGTCCACCAGGATCAGCGTGCGCCCCTTCAGCGCCGGGATGTTCCCGATCGACGCGGTGAGTGCCTTGTCGAGCGGGTGAGCCCACCGCAGGGACGGCGCGGCCCGGTACGCGGACAGGAACCGCATCGGCAGCTGCCGGGAGCGGGCGACCTGCTCCGGGTCCGCCAGCTTCGCCGCGACCTGCTCGGCGAGCTTGTCGGAGACGCCGGCCTGGTCGAAGTTGCGGAGGTTCCGCAGCAGCGCCATGTAGCCCATGGACGGGATGACCGCGGACCACGCTGCGGCGTCCATGGGTCCCTGCAACCAGCCCGCCAGCGCCTCCCAGGTGATCCCTGCGTCCTTAAGCCTCTGCGGGTCGTTCAGGACGGCCCGGCGGTTACCGGCTGGCAGCGCCAGGAGCTCGGCGCGGGCGCGCAGCATGCCCAGCGTCTCGGGGATCGGGTTGTCGCGGCCGTGACGGCGGTCCAGGGCGTGGGCGAACAGGTCGCCCTGCCATGCCGCCCACGCCTCGCTGTGGCTGCCCGCGATCGGGTGCACGAGGTCGATGACATCACCGAACCGGTAGCCGGTGGTGGCGGTGTCGTACTTCGCGAGGTTCCGCTCGGTGTAGAGCCGGGCGACCGCGTCGGCGACACCGCGCTTGACCGGCTTGGGCAGGTTCCGGCCGTACTTCGAGGTCCAGTAGGCGAGGATCTCGCCCGGCTCGTCGGCGCGCTGGAGTACGGAGTCGATGACGCGCCGGTTCGCGGTCGCCTGGTAGGTGAGGCTGTCGCCACCGAACACGGCCGCGCCCGGGCCTTGGCCGGCTTCGTGGGTGCGCCGCTCGCGGGCTCCCGCAGATTCCAGGCGCGCGTGGACGTACTCGGCCGCGCCGACGATGGACGCCGACCGCATGTTGCCTTCGCCGCGAAGCCATTCGAGGAGGCCCGCAGTCCAGTCGGGGTCGTCAACGGCGAGATGCCGTACGAGCTGGACGTACCGGTCGTCGCGGTTCTTGGCGCGCTCGTAGAAGGTGTCTTCGCCGACGAGGTTGGTGACCGCGAGCAGGAACAGTTCGCCCTTCGCGTCCCGGGCGAAGCCGGGTGCTCCTTCGAAGGTGCGGCCGGTTGGGGTCTGCTCGGACTTGACCGGGCTGGACACCGCGGCGCGGGTGACGGGCCTGTTGAACTTGGACATGGAAAAGGTCTCCTCTCGCACCGGGAGGAGACCCGCGTTCAGAGATCGCGCCCGAGATCGATGTCGGCGAAGGAGACGTAGACGCTCTGCCGTTGAGCTACAGCGACCTTCCGGTCACCGGCGGGACTCGAACCCGCACCATCCCATTAACAGTGGAAGTAACCCTCACCTGCGCACCGGGCACGCTCTGAAGTTGTGTCCCTCCCGAGATCAGGTGTGACGCCCGGGATATTTCGCCAAATGAAGTACCGGGTGTCGAACGCACCGGGAGGGTGCTGCCTTGAGGCTACGGCTTCCCGACCAAGATCGCATACCGGTTACCGCGAGACGGCGGTCACCCTAGCCAGCGCATGCGCGGGGTGCGGCCCATGTCCCGCTCGGCCGTCATGTACCTGACGCAGTCACACCCGTCGTCCATCTCCTTCACCGGCTCCTCCTTCAACTGCCCACCCGGCCGGATCGCCCACACATACCCCGGGAGCTCCTCCGCCGTGCACGTCGGCCGCTTCGCATCCACCAGGGACTGATCCCGCTCCACCACGCTGTCCCGCAAGATCGCCACCCGCGGCTTCCCGTCCCCGGCGAGCTTCATCCGCGACTGCACGGCCTGAATGCCCTCCGTCACCGCCTTGTGCGCCTTGGTCGTCGACATCCCGAGGTGCTTCTCCAGGGTGGCGCGGCCCTCCGCGTCGTGGTCGCAGATCAGCCCGCGCGGCTTCGGTTCGATCCACCTGCGGCGGCCGGCCTGGACGGCGGCCAGGAAAGGCTCGTCCCGCTGATCGACGCCCGGAACCGGCTCGGTGACGATGCCGAGGATCTGCTTGGCGTGGTCTTCCACCAAGCGGCCGGTGTGGAAGATCTCCCGGTACAGGTACAGCCGGCCGTCCGGGTCTTCCGCCCAGCACTGGAGGACGAACGGGTGGGTGTACCCGAAGTCCACGACCCACCAGCGGGTCCAATGGTCGGGGATGGGGAACCGGTCGACGAGGTGTACGGCGTCGTCCCACTGCTCGTAAATGACGCCTTCGGCGCTAGCCCAGCGGCCGTCGACCAGCCGCAGCTTCCGGACGCCGGTGAGCTTGTTCAGGATCTCGAAGTACGCCGCGCCGCGCTCGGTAAAGGTGCCGTCGGTGTTGACGTAGGCGGGGTTGTCGCGGTGCCGGGAGGTGAGGCGGACCATGCCGCCCTGGTTGGCGCGCTGGTTCAGCCAGTGCTGCTCATGGGCGGGGTTGCACGCGGCGATGACCTGCTGCCACGGAAGCGCGGCGTTCCGCAAGCGGGTCAGGATCGCTTCCCAGTCGTCGACCACCAGCTCGGTGGCCTCGTCGGCGAACACCAGGTCGTAGTCGCTGGACATGATCTTCTCGGGCTTGTCGAGCCCGCCGACGACGATGCGGGAGCCGTTGCTGTAGCGGAACGCGGCGGCTTCCTTCTGTGACCCGCCGTACCAGCGGACGACCCGCTCGCCGATCGCCTCCTTAGCGACCTTGTTCTCATAGGTGACGAGGGTCGTGCTGCCGAGGGACACGGCGGTTTTGCGGACGATCAGGCACCGGATGCCGGGATGTTGCAGGCAGGCGAGGTGCAACCGGAACAGCGCGGCCACGCTCTTGCCGGTGCCGGCGGGGCCGTCAAGAACGACTTCGGAGTCTCGGGTCGAGAACAGCTTGAGGGCGGCGCCGCGCGGTTCGTACCGGTGGGTGAGGGCGGCGGTCATCGGCCGTGCGGGTCGTCGTAGATCTGCCCGTCGCGGCGTAGCCATTCCTGCGACTCGTGCCGCTCGGCCTCGAACAGCACGCTCTGTAGCCACCTGGCGAACAGGTCCTCGTCGCGCTGCTCTTCGATGTACGGCGGGATCGAATTGGTGGACCGCACGGGAACGGTTCGGGTGGGGTCGCGGCTGTCGACCGCCTGAAACTCGACGATCAGACGACCAAACCACCCGGAGCCGAGGGGTTCGGCGCCCAGGAACCCGGCGTTCCCCGGTACGAGCGTCATGGTCCAGCCGGGCCGGTAGGTGTAGCGGTCGAGCTGCTGGCGGAGCCACGGCAGGGAGTCGTTCATGGCCGCCCTGTGGTCGTCGGGTGCGTAGATGTGGGTGCCGTCGTCGCGGACGCCCCTTGGCCGGTACGCCACGTCGCGGAACGTGGTGAGGGGTTCGATCGGCTCGGTCCACAGTTCCGACAGCGGCGCGTACTCGGGCACCCGGTACGTCGTCGGCAGCGACCGCACGGTGAACCGTTTCCCGTCGGCCGGGCCGCCGCGCAGCTCGATCGTGTACGTCATATGCGGGTCTCGTTGAGCACGTCGCCGCCGCGGCTGATGAGCCGCATCACGTGAGGGTCCAGGTCGTCTCGGACGATCACGGGCAGGCCGAAGAACGGGGAGTAGGCCGGATCCGGGCCCGTGCGCGTCTCGAATGCGAGGAGGAGCGACACCCACGCTTGGCGGCCGACTTCGACCCTGGCGGGGTCGGTGTCGCGGACGGGTGGCAGGCCTTTGATGAGGTCGGCGAGATGGCTGGCCAGGGCCTCGGCCGGAGGCAGGCTGAAGATCGAGCAGGTGGCGACGTCAGCCGTGTCGTACGCGGACCGGACCCGGTGGTAGTCCAGGGCGCCGCTGCCGCAGTCGCAGCCCGCGACGTGGGTGATGTGCTCGGGGATGGGGTCACTCACCGGTTGCCGCCCATGCCAGCGTCTCGGCGGTCAGATAGGCGCGTACCCGTGGGAGGTCGCAGGTCAGTACCCGGTCGGCGAGGAAGGCGTTCTCTTCCCAGCCGCCTTCGTCGCGGATCTGTTCGAGGCGGGCGATCATGCAGAGCAGGTCGAGTTGCAGACCGGTTGGGGCGTCCGGGTCGCGGTTGCGTTCCATCCGGGCGTCCCGGTCTTGCGGTGACTCGGGCGGGAGGATCAGGTCGCCTTCGCGCGGCTGGTAGCGGCTCACGCGCCCATCATCCCCGCCCAAGTGCGCGTTCGGCGTCCACGAACTCCCGATGCCTGATCTCGCCCTCGGTCGGCTCCCCGTAGCGGGTGACGTGCCGGACCTCGGTGGCGACCAGGCGGGGGCGCGGATCCCAGCCCGTGTGCGGGCAGCTGCCGCCCACGCTGGCGACGTGCCCCTCAGTCCAGCGGGCACAGCCGCAGCTGAAGTACCACACCTTGATCGGCAGGTCGCTGAGCGGCTCTTCGATGCTCGCAGCTGCGACCTCCGCGCGTTGGGCCAGGGCGGCGTCCACCTCGAGCCAGAACGCGCCGTTCACGTCCCGGTGCTGTAGCGCGGCGTGGCCGGCGTCCAGGATGCACGGGCCGAACGTCGTGCCGGCCCGCGTCGCCGCTCTGGTCGTTAGAGCTGGTCAACGGGTACTCCCACGATCTCGTACGTCACCCCGCCCGACAGGGACACCTTCGTCTCACTGTCAGTGCCCAACAGCTTCGCTTCCCGTTCCGCCCACCCCCGGATCGCGTTCCACGCCGAAACGCGGTGTTCGACCGGCCCGGTCTTCGCGAGGGGGAGCAGGTGACTGATCGCTTCGTCGATCAGGGCGAGCTGCTCGGCGCGGTGCTGGGTGACCTCCAGGACAGGGACGGATTTGAGTGCCTGGATGTAGAGCTGGTGGGCGCGTTGCGGGGTGAACCCCATGCGGGCGCCGATTTGGGCGAAGGTGAGGCGTTGGCGGCGTAGTGCGACGACTTGGGTGCGTTTTTCGGCGGCGGTGATGGCGGTGTCGTCGCCGGGGTTGTGGGGTGGGTGTTTCATCAACGCCTCCTACGTCAATCCAAGGTTACGGGCGATCTGCGCGGCGTCGCGGTACGCGTCGGCCTTGGCTTCGGCGGGCCTCTGGTCGCGCCGGGCGAGGACGAAGATGCGCTCGATACCGGCGGCGATCTCCTCGGCGACCTTGGCGCGGATGTCCCTCTCCAGATCGGCTAGGCGTTCGTTCACGCTGTCGTTGACGATCGCTTCGAGGGTGTCGCCCCACTGCTTGACGGTGACGTCGCGCATCGCCTTGGCCGCATAGGCGGGCAGGACGGCGGCGAGACCTCCCCGAATGTAGTCGTCCTCCGTGCCGTTGTGCGGGGAGGCGTGGACGGCCTCGGACGAGGCCCGCTCGAACGCTTCCACGAGCTCGTCGGGGACGGCTTGGAGGGCGGCGGGGTCAACGGTGATGGCACCTGTGCAGACGCGGCACATGCAGCCCTTGAGCGGGTCGTACGGTTCGGCGGCGGGGGGTTTACGCGGGGTCATCGGTTCTCTCCTCGTGCTCGGTCCTGGATGTCCTGGCATTCCTGCGCGTACGCCTTGCGGTCGGCGCGTTTGTACTGCCGGTAGTGCCAGCCCCATACGGCCCATTCCCACCGTTCGAGGATCCTGGCCAGCGTGCGGCGCATCATCCGAGCCATCCGGCGATGATCCCGACGCCCCACACCAGCCAGGTGACGACGGCGCAGAACATGACGATGTGGACGGCCTGGGCGAGCGCTGCGAGCAGCTGGTCCGCGCCGCGCTGCCGTACGGGCCTGGGCTTGGGTGCTTCCATCATTTGAGCCACCCTTCGCTCGTGGCCATGGCGATCCATGCGAGGTTCGCAACGAGGCCGCCGAAGCAGACCCCGCCGAGCCAGTACAGGAACTTGGGCATCACAGGCTGCTCCTTGTGGTGTGGGGTGCGGGCGGGAACTGGTCGCAGATCAGGCAGATTTGGGCGAGGAGCCTGCCGCCGTCTTCGCTACCGACGTACCGTTTGTTGACGGGCAAACCGACCCCGGCGAACCGGCGGCCGGCGTCCCGGCAGGCGGCGCAGACACCGCCGAGGGCGACGATCCGCTCGAACATCGGGGCGGCCATCACGCGCCCCCTGGTTCGGGTTGGTCGAGGGCGGTGCGCAGGCGGTCGAGGGTGCGGCGGAACGTCGCCCCCACGACGGGGCGGATGATCTCCAGTGCGGTGATCTGACCGCCGAGGAAGTCCAGGTGCGCGCGGACGCGTTCGATGGTGGCCTTGAGCTGCTCGGCGTGCCTCTGCCAGTCGGCGGCTCTCTGCTCACTGAGGGCGATCAGGCTTGAGGCGGTCGGTGACCCGGGCGACTCGGCGCGCAGTCGCGCGATCTCGGCGCGGAGGGTCTCCACTTGGGCGTCTGGGTCGGCGGGGTGGTGGAACCAGCGACCGCCGTCCGAGGCCTGGTGCACGTCGCCGTGGTGGACGCGCAGGACGCAGGGGCCGATGGTGGTGTTGCGGAAGCCACCGACCATGGACACGCCGCACAGGTCGGCCTTGGCGAGCACCAGGGCCTCGTGGGCGGGGAGCACGGCGGCGAGGACTGCGCGCATGGTCCACTGCGGGACCGACTCAGCCTCTTCTCGCGGGAGGACAGAGCCCGGGTCGGAGACCGTCTGACGGATGAGCCGTTGCAGCTCGGCCGGGACCTGGGCGGGCTTCACTGGTCACCGCCGAACAGTTCCTGCGCGGCCTGCAACGGGGTGCGGGTATCGCGGTCGGACGGCTTCCCGCTGCTGAGGTCGGCGAGCCGGGCAAGGACGTGGGCCTCGCGGATCCGGGCCCCGGCGGTGTAGGCGCCCTCGTGGCTGGTCTGAGGTCTGCGTGTCGGGGTGGGCCGGGTGATGCAGGTGCAGTCCAGGAGGCTGCATGTGTGGCGGTCCGGGCAAGCGCCGAACTCGGCGGTGACGTTCAGGTGGCCGACGGCGTGGTGGTCGTCGAGGCAAACCCGGGGCTCGTCATCGGCGGCCTGGGCGTACATCGCGGCGACTCGCCGATCACCCGCTGTGGGCCTTGTTGGCGGGGTGCCAGTAGTGCCCGCTGGGGCCTGCGTGATCGTCGGTGCCGCCTCGGGTGTGGGGTGAGGGGCGTGAGGCCGTGTGTGATCTTGTGGGGGCTGCGCGGGCGGGGCGTACGGGTCGCGGTGCCACCCGATGTAGCGGGCGACCCGTTCGAAGGCTGCGGTGATCACGCGTCCTCCTTGGGGTGCTGCGGGCGTCCGGCTTCGAACTGCTGGCGGAGGAGCCGGGCTGCTTCCCGGTCGATCGCTCCCACCTGGGCGAAGAACGCATCGATCTGGGCGAGGCTCATTCCGGTACGGCGGGCCATGATGCGGCGGCCGATCCACGCGGCGACGCGGGCGCGGAGGCTCACGAGGTCGCCTCGCTGTGGCAGTCGTGCTCACACGGACCACCGACGCAGCTGCCGCACTTGCCGTCACGGCAGTCCGGGTCGATGAGCGGGTCGTCGGACGGGAGCGGATCGGCGGCCAGGGCCTTGGCGCCTCGCTGCGTGAGGGGGATCATCCGCGCCAGCCGCCCGTACTTCTCCGCGGTGGTGTGCCCATCCCACTGGGCGGCCGGGTGGTCCCACGGGACACGCGGCACGTGCCCGAACAGGTCACGGTCCGCGGGGCTGATGTGCCACGACAGCTGACCCATGGGGCTGCTGACGTAGACCACGAGCCAGTCGGGTTCGGCGGGGTCGCTGTAAGCGCAGACGCTCGGGAACAGGGTGGCGAGGAACGCCACGAGGTGGGCGCGTTCGCGGTAGACACCGGGCTCGGCCCAGGTGGCGGTGATGGTCGCCGACTCCAGGAGGCCGGTGACCTCTTGCACCCGCTTCTCGTGATCGTCAGGGGCGAGGTAGTCGTTGGCGATTTCCTCGCCGATGTCCAACCATTCAATGTTGGCGGCGGCTGCGCGGATCAGCGTGA